AATATAAGGCGCTCCATTTTCCACTTCAGCCCCTGACCACCTACCTATTGCCTTTTCCAGAATGCGCCGGTCTTCGTGCGCTTTTTTATCCACTACAATCTTCTCGGATTTCTCGGCCTGTATTAAAACGGCGCTTGTGACCGAATCACCATCCTCATCAATCCACGGCAATTGATGCTGCTCAAGCTCGAACATCATAGGGGCGATCATTTCGCTATCCTTTGCCTTGCGCTGGACAAACTCGATAGGGCTTGACTCACTGCCAGGAACCACTGAGAACTCCAGATCAAGCGCGCCCTTCCATGCAGACGACCCACGCGCCCGGTGCTGAGCTTCGTCACTGACGCCCGTGTGGTGTATCAGGATGACGGAACATTCAAACTCACGCATTAGGTTGCCGCAGGCATCAATCATTGTCTTAGCGTCCTGTGCGCTGTTCTCATCGCCATGCAGGAACCTGTGTAGAGTATCGACAACAATAGATGCCGGTTTGTTTGGCAGTGCCTGAATGGCATCGGCTACGCGCCGGTAGCCTTCCGGCGTGTTCAGGTCGGAGCCTGATTTGCTGATCCACATATCCAGCTTGTCGGCCTTGTTGTGGCGCTTCCATGCCGCAATTCGTGCCCTCATCCCGTGGTGGCCCTCGCCCGCCAGGTAGACAACGGGGCCGGGGTGTATCTTGTGGCCACACCACTCTTCTTTTCCGGCTGCAACGTGGCACATTTGATCAATAATGAGGAACGACTTTCCGCCGCCAGAAGGGCCGTGGATCATTATCAATGCCTCACGCTGTATAACCTTTTTTATGAGCCATCGTATAGGTTTTGGCTGACTGCAAAAGTCATCGGCGGCGATCAGGTAGTCATCTTTCGGCGGGAATATCAGTGCGGCTAGGTCATGGCCTGCCAAGTGGTAATCGCTGGCATCCATGCCCTCAATAGGAGGCATTAAAAACCGCCCGCCTGTGGCTTTTGCAGATAGCTTGCCGAACTTTTCGCCCGTGCCCGATTCGTCATTGTCTGCAAAGACGACTAAATTAGCGTTTAGGGTTTTCGCGTACTCCGCAGCGGCGGGCATATTACCAGCACTAAAACTGCAAAGGGCGGACTGGCCCGTTACCTGGTGAATAGAGCAGGCGTCAGCGTAGCCTTCACATATCACAAGCGCTCCATGATGCGGGTCGCCGACAATGTAATAAGCACCGGAAACAGCCCCCGATCCTAGAAACTTTTTCCCGCCTGTGGCGTCAATAAATTGCAGGCTGGCTATGTCGTTTCCGATATACATCGGGACAATCAAGCGGCCATCACCCGTTACCCTGACGCCGTGCGGCTCAATCTCTTTGGCCTTCAGGTAGGCGTGTTCGCTATCGGCCTCTGTTGCTCCGTCCCATATCATCTGTGCTGTATCGGCGGCGCTATCTTGGCGTAACTCTCTAGCCTGTTCGGCTGCCTTTCTGGATTCTTGCATTCTGCGCTTGTGCGCCATTTCCTCAGCAACGGATAGTTCACGGCCAAGGTCTGCCCGCCATACCTGGTTGATGTCATCACGCCAGTTCCCGAATCGCCCCGCTGGAACGCTGCCCGAGTACGCCACATACCAGCCGGCGTCATCCTTCTTTTTACCCGTTGGGCTAAAACGGTGGATCTTGCCATCCATCAATATCTGCTCTGGGGCAATCATGCCGGCTGAAGCTATGGCGTCTCGTAATTGAACCTCTGGCGCGTCTGTGTGTTTTGGCCTTGGCGGTTGGAACCCGTCGGGGAATAGCTTGGTGATGTCCGCCATTACTTAGACTCCAGATGCTCTGTGATTGCTTTCATTGTGTTGTAGGTAGGGTTGACCGGCTTGCCGTTGGCTATGTCTCTAATCGTGTTATAGGCCACGTCAGTTTCGCGGGACACAGCAAACAGGTTATGGCCTTGTAGCGATTTGCGCAGCTCTTCGAGGGTCAGCATTCTTTTTTCCTTTTGGTTAAATAGTTGCTATGAATTGTAGACATTAAAGCGGCAAAGGTCTATAGTTGTTTTGTAGTCGGCAACCTGCACACCGCAAACCGCTGGCCAAAGACAGGAACAAAGATTATGGCGATTACACTTAGCAGCACGAAAGGGCTGCACAGTAACGGCGTTAAAATGCTGGTATACGGGCAAGCCGGTGCCGGAAAAACCGCCCTGATACCGACTTTACCGACCCCGGTAGTGTTGAGCGCAGAAGGCGGGCTTCTCTCCATTGCCGACGCAGACGTGCCATTCATTGAGATAAAGGATATTGACACACTTTATGAGGCGTATCAGTGGGTGACACAAAGCGAAGAGGCCAGCCACTTTGAAAGTATCTGCCTTGACTCTATCAGCGAAATTGCCGAGGTAGTGCTGAGCGCCGAAAAGAAAAAGACAAAAGATCCCCGCCAGGCTTACGGTGCGCTGATTGATGTTATGGGCGATCTGATTAGAGCGTTTCGAGACATTGAAGGAAAGCACGTCTATATGACGGCCAAGGTTGAGAAGACCCAAGACGAACAGAACCGGATCTTGTACGGCCCGGCGATGCCAGGCGCGAAACTGGCGCAACAGATTTGGCTATTTTTTCGATGAAGTCTTTGCCCTTCGGGTAGAGAAAGGCGAAGCGGGAAAAACATCCGGGCCTTGCAGTGTGACACTGACGGTTTGTGGAGCGCCAAAGACCGATCAGGAAAGTTGGAAGCATGGGAGTTGCCAGACCTTGGCGACATTATTAAGAAGATTGGGGGTGAGTCGTGAAACTATATCAGGAATGGCTAGAGGCCAAAGAGACTGAAGGGCAGGCGGTAGAAAGCCGCCGGCTGATAGAGGACCAATTGATTGAGGCGTTCTCAGTCGATCAAAACCAAGACGGATCAAAAACATACGCACGGGAAGGCTTCAAGGTAAAGGTAACGACTCGGCTTAGCCGGAAGGTTGACGCCGATCAGCTGATTGACTTGGCAACAAATGCCGGTATTGGCAACGAACACTTGCAAGCGATGTTCCGGTGGAAGCCGGAGATCAACCTACGGGCATGGCAATCCGCCAGCCCTGAAATAACCAAACACCTTGATGCGGCGATCACCACAAAGCCCGGACGCCCATCATTTCAAATAACTAAGGATAAATAACATGGCATTTTTAAACGAGACTTTTAACACCGCAGAACTTCCAGAAGAGCAGGGCGGATTCGATCCTATCCCAGCCGGTGATTACCACCTGGTAGTGGCTGAGTCTGAGCTGAAAGACACCAAGAAAGGCGATGGCCAATACATCTGGCTGAAGATGAGCGTAGTTGGCCCAACTCACCAAGGCCGGATCTTGTTCGCAAACCTGAACATTCGCAACCCAAACCCCAAGGCTGAAGACATTGGCCGCCAGCAACTTGGCTCAGTTCTACGAGCTATCGGCGTGGCCAGCCTTACTGACACTGATCAGCTTATTGGCGGAAACATGACGTGCAAGGTCACGGTTAAGAATGACCCTACCTATGGGCCGGGAAATGAAATCAAAGGGTTCAAGGCCGTAACAGGCTCACCTGTACCGGCTCCCGCTGGCCAAGCTGCCCCCGCCCAGGCTTCGGGCGCAACGCCACCTTGGATGAAGAAGTAATATTAATGGGGCGGGCTTCCGCCCCTGTTTTTATCCATTAACAATGGTGATGTATGACCAAAATCCCGAACCAATCCACACCCTGGCCGCCCTAATCGACAAGGCCCACGAATCGAAAGCCAGACCTTCCGCGCCCCCATATGGGCGCAAGCATGATAGGGCATCCGTGCCGGCGTAAGCTGTGGCTTTCGTTCCGATGGGCTGTAGTTGAGAAGTTTCCAGGGCGCATACTTCGGCTGTTCCGTCGTGGCCACCATGAAGAGGAATGGATTGTGTCAGACCTACGTGCCGTCGGCGTTGAGATTCTTGATAAAGACCCAGATACCGGCAGGCAGTGGCTTATCAAAGATGGTCATTTTTGGAGGATCACTGGATGGAGTGGCATTGTCTGGAATACCGGAAGCGCCCAATAAGCCGCACGTTCTTGAGGCAAAGACGCATAGCCTAAAGTCATTTAAAGATATGGTTAAAAAAGGCGTAAAGGAATCAAAGCCGATTCATTGGGCGCAAATGCAAATCTACATGGCCGGCCTTGATATAGACCGAGCGCTATATTATGCAGTATGTAAGGACACGGATGAAATATACACCGAACGGGTAG